GATGCAATTCAAGGGGAAGGATTAATATTGGGCTGGGATTTTGGGCTGACTCCAGCTTGTGTTGTTGTGCAATTATCAGCCAGGGGCCAGTTACTAATCCTCAAAGAGTATCAAGGCGATGGAATGGGAATTAGGACTTTTGCGGAAAACATTGTAATTCCTAGTATTGCAAAAGATTTTCCTTATTGTAAAGTCAGAACATCTGTAGCCGATCCAGCGGGGAATGCGCGAAATGAAATTATTGAGGAAATGTCATGTATTGGTGAACTCAGTAGTCTTGGAATTTATACAGTTGCTTCTCGTACTAATGATATTGATCCTCGTCTTGCTTCTGTGAGGTACTTTTTAAACAAAATGGTTGATGGTAAGCCAAGTCTCGTTCTTGATAGGCGAAAATGTCCGTCATTGTTCAAAGGATTTGTAAAAGATTACGTATTTGCTCGATTAGCTGTTTCAGGTGAAGAACGTTATAAAGATAAACCTAATAAAAATATGTCGAGTCACTGTATGGATGCGCTAGGATATGCATGTCTTGAAATGGCAAGTGATAGGATTGCATCCGATAAAATGATAGACAAAAAAGATATTGATATGTTTAACCCTATCATGAGGATATTTTAATGCAAAAAGTACGCTGTAGATTTTGTAGTAAATATGTTGATGAGTATAATGAAAATAAAATGTGTGAGCTATGCCAACATGAACACAACACTATTTTTATTCGCGTCATGAAACGTTATGATATTTTACTCGAATCTAGATCAGATAGATAAAAATGGAAAATAATATTTTAAATAATGATATAAAAGAGTTATTGCTAGAAGTCATGGACTTGCACTCAAGAATTAATGCACTAGAAAAAAAATTAGAAAAGTGTGACGCTGTAAACGAATGTCATAGATGTATAAATTGTGACTGTGATTAAATATTAACTAAGGATCAAACCCATGTTTAGTAAATCAGAACAAGATCAAATTACATTAATATTAAATTTTGCAGGACAAGCTAACGGCGTTGTTCCACGGGATGGTAGATTATATTGCCCCAATGCAACATTAGAGCAAGTTTCCACAGCAGGATTTTTAGATCAATTTCTTCATACTCAAAATATTGCATTATTACCCACTGATTTCGTATTAACTGTCGCATCAGATGGCCATCAAATTTTTAAACCTGTATTCTCAAATGGCTCTTGCCAGTTAACGGTTTTGCCATAAATAACATAATTTAAAATCAATAAAATAGGATCTAATATGACTCAAAGTAATGAAAAAAAATATGTAATTGTACGCTCTAATTATGCCGGATGCTTTGCTGGGTTTTTAGAGCAAAGGAATGGCCAAGAAGTTGTTCTAAAAAACGCACGTAGACTGTGGATGTGGCACGGCGCAGCAAGTCTAAGTCAACTAGCAATGGAAGGCACCAAACTGCCTGAGAAATGCAAATTCCCATGTGAAGTTGACAGAGTTGAGGTATTAGATGTCATTGAGATATTAGATGTAACAGAAGCCGCACGATTGAGTATATTAAGCGTTCCGGTCTGGTCTGCTTAATGAGCATTGAACTATATAACTTTGGCTCTAGCTATGGCTCTGGCTATGGCTATGGCTATGGCGATGGCTATGGCTGTGGCGATGGCTATGGCGATGGCTATGGCTATGGCTCTGGATCTGGCTCTGGATCTGGCTATGGCGATGGCTATGGCTATGGCTATGGATCTGGCTCTGGCTATGGCTATGGCTATGGCGATGGCTATGGCTGTGGCGATGGCTATGGTTCTGGGTATGGCGATGACTCTGGCTATGAAAATGGCTCTGGCTCCGGCTATGGATGGGGTGATGGCTCTGGCTCTGGTAATGGCGCCGGATCTAATAGTGATGATAGTTATGAATAAGGTTATTCCTTGGGTTATTCCTTGGATTATTGCGACGGTTTTGGCTATGGTTTTGGCTCTGGCTCTGACTCTGGCTGTAGCTCTGGGGAATCTAGATGACGACTGAACTATATAACCCGGAATATGGTACGGGATTTATCGATTACTTTTTTTATGACTATGGTTCTGGATCTGGTGCGGGTTGTGGTGAAAGCTCCGCAAGTGGGGATGGTTCTGGTTGTGTATCTGGTAATGAATATGGTTTTGGTTCTAGTTCTGGATCTGGTAATGACTATGGTTGTGGATCTGGTTCTGGCTATGGTATGGGCTCTGGCTCTGTCTTTGGCTCTGGGGAATCTAGATGACGACTGAACTATATAACCCGGAATATGGTGATGGTGATGGTTCTGGCTATGGCGGTAGGATGGCTAGAGAATCTGATTGATTAAATTATTTTAAACAACAAGGAGAAGTGAAGATGTTATTTCAAGATGCATTAGTTCAACTGCAAAATGGTGTTCCTATGGTTAGAGGAAATTGGTCTGAACAAGATGGTTATTTACAATTAATGACAGGTATGCAGTATGTTTGGAAAATCGTGTTAATACCTAATCCTAATGCAGGTAACTTTATTTTTTCAGTCGATGACTTTTGGGCTGATGACTGGATGCCTTTCGTTGCTGCTGTAGCACCTGTAGAAGCTATTGACGCATCACCCGCAGAATAATACCCTCTTAGTTTAGAGGTTTTAGAATGACTTAGGCATAGAAGTGTTTAAGTCATTCTTTATGGATAATTAACCCAATGGATGGGGAATACATGGAAATCATTGCTCATGAGCGAAACGTCGAAGAAGTTAATGCACTTAATGACGATTTAATCGAACGACTAAACGAAGCAGGTATTGACGAAGCTGAAGTATTGAAACAAGCCCGTGATGACATGGTGCTTTGGGATGGATATTTCGGCGAGAACTCAGTACGTGGTAAAGATGACATGAATTTCTTATTGCGGGACCAATGGTCTGCGGTAGAGCGATCTGAATTTAGCCGCTTATTCAAACCCGCTATGACATTCAATAAACTTTATGACCCCGTTAAAAAAGTAGCCGGTGAACAACGAAAAAATAAACCCGATTTAATGGTACGTTCCTTAACAGGTCAAGCAGATCAAAAACAAATTGATTTAAGGGCTGACTTAGTTAGGACAATATCTTATCAATCTGAAAATGATTTAGTTTATCAATCTGCATTTAATCAAGCACTCATGATGGGGTATGGTGCGTTTGAAATTAGTCTAGAGTATGAAAATCCAAAATCATTCAATCAGGTGATCCGATATGAATTAATTCCTGATGTAACACGTACGTCATTTGATCCCACGGCAATGAAACCGCATAAAGGAGATGGAAACTTTTGCGCTAGACAATATGTATACACAAAGGAAGAGTTTTATGCAACTTACCCTCATATCCTTAACCCTGTGTCTTATGCTGACCCTAGATCACTGCTTGATTTTCAATGGGAAACACGCGATACAATCGTGGTATGTAAGTATACGCGTAAAGAGTGGTTTCCTTTAAAACTATATTTATTATCTGATGGCCAATCGGTCACTGAAGATGAATGGGAGGAAATGCAACCTGAAATCAAAATGCAAAATGAGTTAGCTGATGCATCAGAAATAGTAGGCGATATTATTAGAAAAACTATTCCTATGATTGTTGGCGAACGAATGAGTAAAGATTACAAGATTAGGCAATACGTTCTCACTCAGAATCAAATCATTGAGTTTACGGAATGGCCATCTAAATACTTGCCAATTATATTTGTGGATGGAAACTCAAACTTTATCAATGGACAGCAGTACACGCGGTCATTCATCCATGAAGCAAAAGACGCACAGAAATTTATAAACTATGTTGGTTCGGAAATTGCAGCAGAGATTAAAAATAGACGACGTGAACAATGGATAGGAACTGCGGACAATATTTTAGGTCAAGAACAAATGTGGCGTAATCCTGAATTACAATCAGGAATGTTGATAGCAAAACCCGATCCAAAAACGGGATCAATGCCTCAGAAAATGCAAGCGTGGGAATTGTCCAGTACATTGTTGCAACAATTCCAACGTGGCGGCCAAGATATACGCGAAATACTTGGCTTTTCTGAAAATGAAGCGCTCCAGGGACACGATATGTCCGGCAAAGCGAGACGCGAAAGGAAGTTAGAGGGCTCTATGTCGGCCTATGTCTGGTTTGATAACCTAAATCAAGCGATTGAACAAGGTGGACGTGTAGTACTTGACCTGTTGCCAGTTATTGCAGGAGAAAATGAACGGCATATGGTCATATCAAAAATTGATGGACGAACCGAATCAATCACGCTTAATAAAAACATTGGAGAGGATGAGAATGGCAAGCCCACTCTTGAAAATGTATTAGATCGCGGAAATTATGACATTGAAATTGATACAGGACCAAGTTTCGCAGTGCAAAAAGAAGTGTCATTAGAGTTCATGCAAGAAACACTGGCAGTTTATCCCCAAGCTTTCCCATTGATTGCTGATTTATGGGCTAAAAATCTAGATGTTCAATTTATGCCGCTTATGGCAGAACGGTTTAAGAATTTAGTTCCTCCAGAAATATTGGCTAAAGAAGAAGGTAAGCCAGCGCCTCCTCCTAAACCAAATCCTCAGCAAATGATGGCCGAACAACAAATGAAGATGCAAGAGCAACAAATGATGATGAATGAACAAAAAATGCATCTTGAAGAACAAGCACTCATGGAGCGCATGGAAGAGCTTAGAATTAGAAAAGAAAAACATATGCTAGAGCAGGCTGAAATGATTCTAAAAGCTAAACAAATGCAATCTAAAATGGGACTGGAACAGCAGAAAATTAAAATTGATCACGGTAAATTATTACTGGATGCAGACAAAGTAGAGAAGGACTTTTCATCAACAATCGCGTCAGTTTTATCTGATATCCACCGGCATAATCATCCGCATAAAAAACAATAGAAGTGGTTTTAGGTATACCTATGGGCTTTAACATTAAACTTATTGGCCTATAATTGTAAAGAACAGGGGAAGGATCCCTTAGGGTTTCAGGCCTACCGTATGGTCTAGGACACAGAATGTGTCGAGATGGAGAACGAAGTCATGGACGATGACAGAAATGCTTTTGCAGGACAAGTAAGCGGTGATGATGAAGATGGACAAACAGGTGCTGTAGATCCTGGTTACTCTGATGAGGCGGAAGCCAATGCAGTTGAACAGGAAAACGCAGGACAGGATGATCCATCAGTCGTAATAAAAAAACGACTAGGCATGCAGGCGAAGAAACATCAGCGAGAAATTAGGCAAATGCAAGAGCAGATGATGCAAATGCAAGCTCAATTTCAAAATGCTAATATGGATTCGGCTAATCCAGCTAATCATCAAAGCCATAGTAGCAATCCTTATGCATCACCTGGACAGCCTAGCTCTCCTGGAATGTCAGAAGAGGAGCGAATACACAAGGCCGTACGGTTTGCTCTTGGCGCGAAGGACCACGAAGAGAGACAAGCTAAAGAAGCACAGCATGCGAATCACGTACATAAGCAATATCAACGCTTAAATGACGAATTCGACAAAGCTTCTGATAAGTACGATGATTTTGATGAGGTAGTGCGAGGCGATGATATTCCGTTTTCGCATCATGTGCGGGATGCACTGTTACTCATTGAGAATCCAGCTGAAGTGGCTTACAAATTGGGCAAAAACAAATCTGAACTCGAAAGAATTTCAAGACTCCACCCACTAGATCAAGCACGTGAAGTGAATAAGTTGTCATTTAGTTTGATGGGCGGAAAAGATGCGAAATCATCAAGCCACTCTAAAGCGAGTCCACTAGGAACGCTCAAACAAAATCCGGCTCATTCATCAGCGTCAATTACGGACAAAACGCCTCCTTCAACTATAAGGGCGCGTATGAAAGCTGGCACATGGAAGTAGATGCGGGGTTTTAAGGATAAAACTCTAGAAACCCGATGATACGGCCAGGTGCCATTTAATGGACTAAGTGGAGACCGAGCCAATGGCTAACCAATTTATTACAACCGATTTAGTATCGAACACCGCTCTAGCAATGTTTGCAAATAATGCACCATTTGTTATGACAGCAAGCAGAATTTATCAAGACGATTTTGTATCTTCTGGGTATAAAATCGGTGATACGTTACAAGTTCGTAGACAAAACCATTTTATCGTTGGTGATGGTAGCGTTGCAACGCCCCAATCAATCATTGAAACTGTAGAGACAATCGTTATTGCGCATCAATATAACGCATTGATTGCTTATACCATTCAAGATTTATCTTTACGTATTGAAGACTTTTCCCGTCTGTTTATTGCTCCCGCAATTCAGGAAATGATTACACAGATGGAAAAAGATATTGGAAGTGCAGCCGAATCTGAATTGAATTTCTTTACCGGTACAGCAGGCGTACCGATTAACTCATTTACTACCGTTGATACGGCGGGTGCTAAATTGCTGGAGCAAGGTGTCAATATCGCATCTGATGCTTACATGGCAATGACAGTTCGAGATGGTAGCTCGTTAAAAGGCGCTTTACTGAATAACTTCACTCCAGTATTCAACGAAGATATCGTGCGTTCATCAGCAATTGGGCACTTGTCGTATTTTGACATTTTCCAATCTCAGAACATTAAGCATCATATTGCTGGTGCAGGTCCACAATTGCATTCATCCGATGATTTGTTAGTGAATGGCGCTGTGTCCTCCGGTAATACAATTGTTATGAATGGCGCAACGGCTAGTGTAACCAATTATTTCTTAGTTGGCGATCTAATCTCAATTGCAGGTGTTCAATCTGTTAACCCAGTTGGGCGTGCATCAACAGGCCAAGATATGCAATTTGTTATTACGGCCAATGCAAGTTCTGATGTTGGTGGCAACATAACTGTGCTAGTCAGTCCTGTAATCATTTCAGACACAACGAATCCTAACCGAAATGTTAGTAACCCTGTTCCTGACAATGCGCCAGTTACAATGATTGGAAGTCACAACGTTAATGTGGCTTATCCTAGTCGTGGGCTTGATATTGTTTGCCCTCCTTTGTACAAATTGCAAGTTCCTTATGCATCTGTGGCGGTAGATCCAGAAACAGGGCTATCACTTGCAGTTACGCAAACGGGTGACATTCTTGGTTATCAAAACTATATGCGTATTGACTTATTGTGTGGCTTCTCTTGGCATCCACAATATGCGACTGTCGTTTTATCATAAGGAATTGCCCGATGCTGACTTGTATTTTTCACCCGATTGATGCTATGCGTGTAGTAGAGCAGGAAGAGGCGGAACAACTGTTAGCAAAGGGCGTCTGGTTTGATTGTCCGGCAAAGGCAAAGCAATATAGAGTAAAGATAGAAGATGAGATTAAGAAGGACTCTCGGAAGGCTGAAAAGTCTTGTACGAAAAAAACAAAGGAGTAATGACATGAAAGACAACAAAATGGTTCAATCAAATAATGCGTTTGTAAAAGCAGAGCAAATGAGAATGAAAGGACATATGGGTAA